TTGAAAGTTCAGCTTATACGCCAGAAAAAAATTCTGATGGTAAAACGCTAACTACACGTCTTTATGCTAAGGAATATAAAAATCGTGCTGCACAACACGAAAAAGACTTAAATAGAAAAAACGCTACACCTGAAGACAAAAAGGAAGATAAGGGTCATATGGAGAGAGCAAATGCTGCACATGAAGCTCATACTCATGCAATCAACGTTCATCATTCGCCTACAGCTTCCCCTAATGAAAAGCAAGATGCAGTTAAAAAAGCAGTTCATGCACAATTAAAGTATTGGAAACATGGGCCTATGTCACATACTGATGCGAGATCTGATCGTGGTGAACAAGACTACTACACCAGTCATAAAAGATACCTTGGGCACCCTGACATGAAGCATATAAAATAAAATAGAATAATATTCAATATAACCCCCTCTGGTAGGGGGTTTTTTATTAGATAAATATAATAAAATAACAATTGAGGGTAAAAATGTCTGCAGCTTCCGATAAGTATGAACATGATGTTGCTGGTAATATTAACGGCCAAACTAAAGGTCTAGTTGCGGTTAGACCTAAAGTCAGTACCTCTTTTCCCGATGTAAAGGTTACCTGGAAGGCTAAAGATTACTGGGTTGAGGTTAAAATGAATCACTCAGATAATCTAATGAACCCGAGATTTGAATTTGTAAATAATAAGTGGGCAGTACCTGCTTCATATAAATCTCCTGCCACAGACAAAATTGTTGATTTACTCAATGGTAATAGGGTAGTTAAACAATGGACAGAAGGTTTAAGAATACACTTAGCTAAAAATAAGTTTAAAGGTGATATTAAAAAGTTTTCCCTTTACTCATCAAAGACCGAGAGAGGTACAGATGCTAATGCAGTATCTGTGGCTTTAATGAAAAGTTACTTACAAACGCTACCTAATAAAAACATCGTAAAGATACCTAATATTGATGTTGGTGATCTCGTAACATTACATTATACTCAAGGTAAGGCTGCTTCAGCATACTATGTAAGTGCAGGTGATGATTTTTATCAATTTGGTAGAACCAACCCATTAAAGATACCTAAAGTTCCAATATTTAAAGGGCTTAATGATTTAGTTCTCAGGGTAGGGGATAGATCAGATAATTTTGAAATTCAAGCTGAAGTAAAAATTAAAAGTATACCTGATAGCCTTTACAGCGTTGCACCGGGTTCAAGAAAACCTAATCCATTTTCAATGTTAAAATAATGATGCAATTTAACTTATATCTTACTGAAGCTGCTTCAGAAGAAAAATTAACGCACTTAGAGCATGCTGAAGACCACGTCATTAATAATGGTATGGAAGGCTTTGCCCATGCCTATCATAACTTAGAAGACGTTAAAGAGCAAATTAACGGTAAGAAGAACAGCACTAAAATTGCTACTAAGTACGATGGTTCACCTTCTATTGTATTCGGTCATCACCCTGAAACTGGTAAATTCTTTGTTGCATCTAAATCGGTGTTCAATAAAGACCCTAAGTTAAATTATACACCAGAAGACATTGAGAAGAATCATGGTCATGCACCTGGACTGGTTCAGAAATTAAAACAGGCATTAGAACATCTACCTAAAGTAACACCTAAGACAGGGGTCTACCAAGGTGACGTTATGCACTCGGGTATCAAGTCTAAATCTAACCCACATGGTGATATTGTGAATGAAGGCGGTAAGTATCACTTTAAACCTAATACTCTTACCTACTCAACGCCTCATAGTTCAGCTGAAGGTAAGAAGATTGCTACTTCTAAATTCGGAGTAGCCGTCCATACTGCATACGAAGGTAATACGTTAGCCGGGATGAAAGCACAATACGGTGCCGATCTTTCACACTTCCATAAGCATCCAGATGTTCATGTCATAAGTACAGTTGACGATGTACATAAGGCCAATCTTAATACAAATCAGGCGCATACATATGAGCATCATATGGCACAAGCTAAACAGGCTTTTAATAGTACCGATAAAAAAGAATACGGTGCTATAGAAGGTCATCAAGAACATTTGAAAACCTATATTAATAAGACTGTAAGAGAAGGTACTAAGCCATCAGTCAGTGGTTATACTGAACACCTAAGAGATCAACATCTTAAGGCTATTGCAAAGGTAAAGACAGCTAAGGCTGTTGGTACTAAGACTGATAAGATGCAAGAAGATCTAGCACATGTAAAGAAACATTCTGATAAGTTTCAAAAGATCTTAGATATGCATCATCACTTACAGGCTGCCAAAGATCAATTGGTTCATTCGTTGTCTGCTAAACCTAAGTTTGAACATTCAATACCTAAACCTGGCGCTACTAAGATTACCGGTGGTACACCGGCTAAACCAGAAGGCTTTGTCGTGATCAGAAATAACAGACCAACTAAGTTTGTGGATAGAGCAGAGTTTAGTAGAGCTAACTTTGCCTCTAGACCAAGGTAATTCTCAACCGCCCACATATGGATTATACAGGCAAGGCAACTGAAAATCAATAGCTATTTTTTAGTAGGTACCAGATGAAAACATTTAAAGAAGTCAGAGAGAACTTTCAAGACGGCCGTAACCCTCAGGATAAAGGCGACATGGCAAGACATGGTCTCAAGGGTAAGTCTATCGCGCAATTAAAAAAAGTCAGATCTTCTAGTTCTGCAACACCTAGAGAAAAGCAACTAGCTCATTGGCGAATTAATATGTCACTAGGTAAAAAGAAAGATAAATAAACGGTTAAACTAACCTAATTCATATGGACTTTATAGACTACTTAACAGAAGCACCGGAAAAACACGGCGTACTTGCGTATGGCCGTATGAATCCGCCCACAAAGGGCCATGAACAAGTTATTAATAAAGTTCATGAAGTTGCTAAAGAACATAATGCTGTTCATAAAGTAGTTCTATCTCATACAAGCGGTACCAAGGATGGTAAAAATCCGTTACCTGCTGATGTTAAAGTAAAACATGCACAACATGCATTTCCAGGTACTCATATAGAAGCATCATCTAAAGAACATCCAACTATTTTGCATCATGCAGCTGCAATGGCAAAACAAGGTGTTAAACATCTACACGTTGTTGCTGGTTCTGATAGAGTAGAAGAATATCATAAGTTACTTCATAAGTATAATGGCGTAAAAAGCGGTCACGGTCGTTATAAATTTAAATCCATTACCGTCCATTCATCAGGCGAAAGAGATCCTGATGCAGAAGGTACTTCTGGTGTTTCAGGTACTAAGATGCGAGAGCATGCTGCAGCAGGTAGAAAGAATAAATTTCATGCCGCGTTACCGTCCAAAATGAAGCCTGAACACAAAGATGCTTTGTATCACGATGTAAGACATCACATGGGTATTCAGGAAGCAGTAACACCTGGTTCACAAGGTGAGGTAAAGATTTCTAAATTTGAATGGGGTACCCCAGGAGGCACTAAAGAGATGAAACGCATTACCCCGGGGGAAAGTAAAGTTAAGTCAGAAGCAAAAGAAGCCGATTACGGCTCTAAGTACCAAGAAATGGTTAAACGTGTGAAAATTAGCGCCCAGCAAGGCCCTAAAAAAACTATCTGGGTACCAGCAAAGTATGGTACTGGTGGTGTATATAAAGTAGTTCCAGTGAATAAGGTAAAAGAGTCTGTAAAGGTAGAACATATGCAATTAGAAGTAACAAGAATTCCATATCTTCTTATGAACGCTGATCAAAAGCGTGCATTATTTGAAGACGTAAATCAACTTGAATTTGATGGTGTTCAAACTAAAAATATGGATCAATGCCCTACTGCATATAAAATGTTTAAGGCAATGATCGAGACTGTTCGAGCTGGAAAGCATATCGGTGAGTTAGCTGGACATGAACCTGCTCCTACTGCCAACGTTACTACACAAAACTCTGTTGCAGCTGCTCAAGTACAAGCAGGTATGGCGGTTAAGCCAGAGCGCATGAGACAAATGCAATTTAGACAATACGTAGGACTATAAAATGCTATTAGAACAATTAAAAGTAACCCAGGCTGATGCCTTTACGCTTTACCTTAAAGCGCATTTCTACCATTGGAATATTGAAGGATTTTCATTCCCATACCTCCATGAATTCCTACAAAACTTTTATGAAGATGTATTTGGTTCGGTGGACACTATTGCAGAGTTAATTAGAACTTTAGATTCTTATGCTCCTGGTACATTAGGTAGATTCAAAGCATTAACTGGTATTGAAGAAGATGAGACTGTTCCAGATGCTAAGACAATGATCTCTAATATTAGCAGAGAAAATTTAAAAATGCTAGCATCATTGACACAGTCATATGATATGGCAACAAAAGAGAACGAAATCGGTATTGCTAATTTCTTGCAAGACCGAATTCAAGCCCATGAAAAACACGGTTGGATGCTAAGGTCTATTCTAAAATGATTAATGATTTAAACGTTCAACACGAGCTACTAAAGACAGCTTTAATAGCTACTGATAACTATCTCGGCATTGAGAAAAAAACAATAGCAGGTAATACTGCTAATGCCGTAATGATGAAAGAATTTATTAATCATTACAACATTGCATATCAAGCGCTCATGTCACTTGGAGTACTCGATCAACACGAAGAGTATATGAAAAAGCATCTTGAGACGATGTGGGGTTATGCCCATGATGAAGATGCTACTTTAGCAGATGAACCATATGCTTCTGCACCTGGTAGTGGTACTGGTGGTACGGATGAATCAATTGTCACATCTTTTGCAAATTTTATTACAGAAAAAAAAGAAGAATTTAGTGAAGCCGATATTACTGAAATGGTTGACTCATTAACCTGGGAAGACATTGTTGACCTGTACCCTGAGGAAGATTTAATAGAGGAAGAGACAGAACAATTGGATGAGAAGATATCAGCACAATCTAGACTAAAGAGACGTCAAGGGTTTTCAAGAGGTAAAACCAAAAGAAATACCTCTAAAGGTATTAAGTTAAGAAGAGCCTCAACTCCCGCAATACTTCAGAAGAGAGCTCAATTAGCTGCACGTCGCGCTATCTATCAACGTCTGTTAAGAGGTAGAGATAAATCTTCTTTATCGGCATCTGAAAAAGATAGGGTTGAACAACAAGTTAAAAGCATGAAAAATATACAAGTTAGTATTGCGACCAGAATGGTTCCTAAGATGCGCTCTATAGAACAAAAACGTCTTGCCAATTATAGAGGCGGCGCTAAAAGATGAAAACTTTTAAGCAATTGAGAGAAGGCGCACGCGGGTTATGGGATAACATTCACGCAAAACGTAAACGAATTAAATCCGGATCTGGGGAGCGTATGCGTAAGCCTGGAAGCCCGGGCTCTCCAAGCCCACAAGACTTTAAAGATTCTATATCAGAAGATGTAGAAGAACTATTTGATCTTATAGAAGATGTAATAGAAAATATTGCAAAAGATAATAACGTTGACTCAGAAGTTATCTGGGAAGATCTCGAATCAGTACCCGATGAGGAGCTGGCAGAAGTTGCAGCCTGGCAGCGTAAAGAAGGTAAAAACCCTGAAGGGGGTCTGAATGCTAAAGGCATTGCCGCCTATCGTAGAGAGAACCCAGGTTCTAAATTACAAATGGCTGTAACAACCAAAC